AAACTTGTTATCAGGGAAAACGAAAAGGGGTGTTTATGGAGAAGAGTTTTATGTTATTAACAAACAACTCGTGGACCTATCAGAACCTTTGTTGACAGAAGAAGCAAGGGAACTCGTTCAACTCTATTATGAAGAAGATATAGACCCTGAGGGAAGGGGATATCAGAATCTTATGAGGATGATGATGGACGATGGATTATTTAAGTATTTACCAAAAACAGACAACGCTTGGGTGTATTTCTTGACACCTTTTATGAAACTAACAAGAAAAGAAAAACGAAGATTTAAAAAACCAAAAACTAATTAAAAAACAAACAAAATGAGTAAGGAAAAAAATGAAATCACGAAGATGGAGTTTTTGTTGACGTTGAACGACAACATCATCGTACAGAGGTTTTACAATGTTAAGGGTTTTAATGAAGATGTTAAAAACAGTATTGATTTATATGAGACTGTAAGCGACATCTATGATAAGATTCATAACGACTTAAAGTCAAAGACTGTATGGTATATGTTGGACAACCAATATCAAATTCAGGCTGACCCTATGATTTTGGAAACCTCTATGACTGATGACGATGAGGTCTTTAATATCTACATTAAACACAATGACAAAACTATTTTACATCGTGGATGGGACGGAAAAATGTACCCGCCAAAGGTCAGATATACCGTTGACGTACGCCCACACCTAAAGTCTGTCTTAAAGTCACTAACTGATGTTTGCTCGACTGACAAATTGACATGCGATTATCAAGAATATAGTCTAACTTAAGTATATTTATTTAAACAACCTTTTAATAATTTCAATCAATATGTCAAAAGAAAAAAATTTTGGATACCTCGGCAATACATTTCAGATTCAATTACTTAACAACATTGTTCTTTATAAGGACTTTGCAACGTCTATTGTTGATGTAATCGAGCCAAAATACTTTGACAACCAATACTTCAAGTTGATTATGCAAATTATGAAGGAGTATTACCAAAAATACGAACATACTCCATCATATAATACACTTGAGCAACTTGTTAAATCTGAAGTGTCATCACCTATGGCTCAGAAGATGGTATTGGATATGATTGACCAAATTAAAGAAGCTCCTGCGGAGGGTGAGTCGTTTGTTCAAGAGAAAGCTTTAAAGTTCTGTAAACAACAAGAATTACAAAAAGTTATGGGTAAGGCTCAAAAAATCATCGACAAAGGTGATTTTGAAAGCTATGACCATCTTGAGGAAATGGTTAGAGAGGCGTTACAAGTCGGTGAAGTTGATGCTGGTACGGCAGATGTCTTCGCTAATTTGGACGACGTTTTGGAAGAGGATTTTAGACACCCAATCCCTATGGGTATACCTGGTATTGATAACCTTTTGAAAGGTGGTATTGCCAAGGGTGAGTTGGGTGTCATCTTGGCACCAACAGGTGTCGGTAAATCCACATTCCTAACAAAAATTTCTAACCACGCCTTTAATCTCGGATACAACGTACTACAAATTTTCTTTGAGGATAACCCAAAAATTATTCAAAGAAAGCACTTCACTCTTTGGACAGAAATTGCTCCTGATTTACTGTCAATGCATAAGGATAAAGTCCTTAAAAAAGTTCAAGAAATCAGAGAGAATGCGCCAAACAAACTTGTCCTAAAAAAGTTGCCGTCTGACACTTTGACAATGAATCAGATTAAGAATCAAATTCGTAAGATGATTGCCGAAGGGACTAAAGTCGATATGGTGGTTTTGGACTACATTGATTGTGTTGTCCCTGACAAAAACTTGGGAGATGAGTGGAAGAGTGAAGGTTCTGTAATGAGAGGGTTTGAATCAATGTGTCACGAACTTAATTTGGTTGGGTGGACCGCAACACAGGGTAATAGAAGTTCAATTTCTTCTGATGTTGTTACCACAGACCAAATGGGGGGTTCAATCAAAAAGGCTCAGGTCGGTCACGTAATTATATCGGTCGCCAAGTCACTACAACAGAAGGAGATGAACTTGGCTACCATAGCGATTACAAAGTCCCGCATCGGAAAGGATGGGGTCGTTTTTGAGAACTGTAAGTTCGATAACGAGATGTTGGTTATTGATACAGAACAAAGTGTTACTTTCTTAGGTTTGGAAGAACAGAAAGAAGAGAGGAACAAAGAGAGAATCAAAGAGCTTCTTGATAGGAGAAAACAAAAGGAAATTAAACAATAAATTTTAAACTATATATGTGATGGAAAACTTAATAGATAAGTTAGACAAAGACATTCGCTATGTCATTAAGAGAAGTGGTAATAAGGTAGAGTTCCAACAGGATAAGATTGAAAATGCGGTTTTAAAAGCTATGAAAAGCATTGACAGAGTTGATGAAGAAATGGCTGAAAAAATAGCAAGAATTTCATCAAAGGCACTGTTTAGAAATAACAAAGACAGAGTCCCACACGTCGATGAAATTCACGATATGGTGGAAAATAAATTGATGGATAACGGTCTTAATGATGTGGCCAAAGAATACATCGTTTACCGAGCAAAGAATATGCCAAACATATTCTCTAAAAGGGTAAATTTAAAACCATACGAATACCCAAATCTAAATGAGTATGTTGACGCAATTAGACATTCATATTGGGTACATACTGAGTTTAATTTTACTTCGGATATACAAGATTTTAAGGTTCACTTAAACGAAAAAGAAAAAACTGCGGTTGAGAGGGCGATGCTTGCGATTTCACAAATCGAGGTTGCGGTAAAAACATTTTGGGGTGACATTTATAAGAGAATGCCAAAACCTGAGATTGGTAATGTCGGAGCAACATTTGCAGAGTCAGAAGTAAGACATGCAGACGCCTATTCACACCTTATCCAACTTTTGGGATTAAACAATGAATTTGAAAACTTGTTACAGATTCCCGCAATTCGTAGAAGAATTAAGTATCTGGAAAAGTCTATTGTAGGTTCAAAAGTTGTGGAAAACAGAGATTACTTTGAATCGATTATATTGTTTTCTATGTTCGTTGAAAACGTATCACTTTTCTCTCAATTTTTGGTTATTATGTCATTTAACAAACACAAAAACCTTTTGAAGGGTATGAGTAATGCTGTTGAAGCGACATCAAAAGAAGAAAACATTCATGCAGAATTTGGATTTGATTTGGTAAATCTTATCAAACAAGAAAACCCACAATGGTGGACAGAAGACCTAGTTGAGGATTTAATCGACGCAACACTTGAAGCATACGACGCCGAAGAAGAAATAGTAAATTGGATTTTTGAAAAAGGTGATTTGGACTTCCTTACTAAAAATCAGGTGATGGAGTTTATAAAGCACAGATTTAACGTATCATTAAATTCAATTGGTGTAGATAGTATCTTTAAAGTTAATCAAACAGTATTAGAAACTACTGAGTGGTTTGACGATGAAATCTTAACAACAAAACACACAGATTTCTTCAATAAAAGAAGTATTAACTATAGTAAGAAATCTAAGTCAATTACATCAAACGATTTATTTTAATAACAACAAACATAAAAATGGAAAATAGAAAACCTTTTGATTGGATTAATGAAGAATCAATTACCTTCCTTCGTAGAGGGTATTTGAGTGAGGGGGAGGAACCCTTGGAAAGAATTAGAACTATAGCTGACCACGCAGAAAAACTTTTGGGTATTGATGGTTTTGCTGACAAGTTTTTTGACTATATGGGAAGAGGATGGTACTCATTATCTTCACCTGTATGGGCAAACTTCGGTAAAAAACGTGGTTTACCTGTTAGTTGTTTTGGTTCTAATGTTGGTGATAACATCGAATCTATTCTTTATACACAGGCCGAGGTCGGTGAGATGAGTAAGATGGGAGGTGGAACATCAGGGTATTTTGGAAATATTAGAGGTCGTGGTGCAGAAATTACTGACAACGGACACGCACCTGGTGCGGTGCATTTTATGAACCTGTTTGAAAGTGTTGTGGACAACATCTCCCAAGGGTCTACACGTAGAGGTCGTTTTTCACCATACTTACCTGTTGAACATCCTGATATTATGGAGTTCTTGGAAATTGGAACCGAAGGTTTCCCAATTCAAGATTTAACTCACGCAGTAACAGTAACCGATGAGTTTATGTATGATATGATTGAAGGAGATGAAGAAAAGAGAGCAATTTGGGCTAAAGTTATTCAGAGAAGAGGTGAAATTGGTTACCCATACATAATGTTTACTGACACTATGAATAATAAATCACCTGAAGTTTATCAGGATAAAGGTGCTAAAATTTATAACTCTAATTTGTGTTCTGAAATAGCACTACACAATTCAGAAGAAGAGTCATTTGTTTGTGTATTGTCATCTATGAATCTTCTTCACTATGAAGAGTGGAAAGATACTGATGCGGTTGAAACTATGACCTATTTCTTAGATGCGGTTGTAACTGAATTTTTAACCAAAATTGAAAACATTAGAGATAACGGAACGATAGAAGGAAAACGAGCATTCTTTTATTTGGAAAAATCTTATAACTTTGCAAAAAGACAAAGAGCGTTGGGATTAGGTGTTCTTGGATGGCACTCACTTCTTCAGTCAAAAGGATTGGCTTTTGACACGAGAGATACCGCTCGTCTTAATGTCGAAGTTTTTAAACTTATCAAAGAAAAGTCATATAGAGCGTCTGAAGAATTGGCGGAGATGTTTGGTGAACCTGAATACCTTGAAGGTTATGGTAGAAGAAACGTTACCTTGAATGCAATTGCACCGACAACCTCATCGGCATTTATTTTAGGTCAAGTGTCACAGTCAATAGAACCTATTTGGTCTAACTGTTACGTTAAGGATGTTGCTAAAATGAAAGTTACGATTAAGAACCCTGTATTAGGTAAATTGTTGTCTGAATTAGGAAAAGACACAAAAGAAGTATGGGACAGTATTAAAAAAAGGGACGGCTCGGTGCAACATTTGGAATTCCTTACTGATGAACAAAAAGATGTTTTCAGAACGTTTGCCGAAATTAATCAAGCGTCAATAATCAATCAGGCGGCGATTAGGCAAGACTATATCGACCAATCTCAGTCGTTGAACCTTATGATTTCTCCTGATATGCCGACAAGAGATGTTAATAAACTTTTGATAGATGCGTGGAAGTTGGGTGTTAAAACATTGTACTATCAACATTCGATGAATTCGGCACAAGCTTTTGCAAGAAAGAAATTAAATCTAAATGATTTACAATGTGTGGCCTGTGAAGGTTAAAATTAAAACCCGTCAAACTGACGGGTTTTTTTATAAAAATACTATAATGAATATTTATTAGTATGGCAACAGATAAAACATATGGTATTAAATTTCCGTTTAGTGAAAGTAGAGAGGGAAAATATCTTTCATTAACTAAAACACCTGACGAAGAAATCAGGACAAATTTAATACACTTAATTTTAACAAGAAAAGGTAGTAGATATTATTTACCCGATTTTGGTACGAGAATATATGAATTTATTTTTGAACCTATGGACAATTTAACATTTGATAGTATAAGAGCGGATATTAAAGAATCCGTAGAGAGATACATACCAAATTTACAAATTAATTCTATATCAATAACACCTTATACCGAAGATGACTCATCAGTCGTAAATGATTTATATTTTGAAGAGGAAACTCAAACATACGATATGTATGATATTTATAGAACCGCGGGAGATGGTGTTGAAGACTACACTGCGAAAATTAAAATAGACTATTCAATAAAAAATACCACTTTTGAAAGTAGAGATTTAATAATAATTAATATTTAATATGGCTAATAGAAAAATATCATATACCGATAGAGACTTTGAAGGTTTAAGAAATGAATTAATAAACTTCACAAGACAATACTATCCACAGTTGATAGATAATTTTAATGATGCTTCAGTCTATTCAGTTCTTTTGGATTTAAATGCCGCTATTGGAGATAACCTACATTATCATATAGATAGGAGTATTCAAGAGACGGTACTACAATACGCTCAACAAAAATCTTCAATATACAATATTGCAAGAACATACGGTTTAAAAATTCCAGGTAACAGACCCTCAATTGCGATATTAGACGTATCAATTACTGTACCTGCATATGGGGATAGAGAAGATAGTAGATATTTAGGGGTATTAAGAAGTGGTTCACAGTTTATAGGGGCGGGGCAAGTTTTTGAAAACGTAGATGATATTGATTTCTCATCACAGTATAATAGTAGAGGGTTTCCAAACAGAACAAAAATACCTAATTTTAATAACAATAATATTATTGTTAATTACACCATAACTAAAAGAGAAGTAGTGGTTAATGGTTTAACTAAAACATTTAAAAGAGTTATTACACCAACAGATGTTAAACCATTCTTTGAGTTCTTTTTACCTGAAAAAAATGTTTTAAGTATTACCTCAGTTATTCAAAAAGACGGTACCGATTATATTAACCCACCAACATATGGAGAATTTATTAATTCACCGGATAAATGGTATGAAGTTGATGCGTTGGTAGAAGACAGAGTGTTTATAGAAGATAATACAAAACCTACGGACCAACCCGGTATTAAAGTTGGTAAATATATTGAAACAGAAAACAGATTCATTAGTGAATACACACCTGAGGGTTATTGTAAATTAACTTTTGGTAATGCAACAGTAACCGCTGACGAACAACTAGAGCAATTCGCAAGAACAGGAATACCTTTAAATTTAAATGACTATCAAAATAATATATCATTAGGTAAAACTGTTAAGGCAAATACAACATTATTTGTTAGATATAGAGTAGGTGGGGGTACCGCGTCAAATATTGGAGTCAATACAATCAATCAGATAGGAACGGTAAATTTTGAAATAAACGGTCCTTCTGATAATATTAACAGAAATGTTAAACAAAGTTTGAGAGTTAATAATGTTAGTGCTGCGATTGGCGGAGGAGATTTACCAACCACTGAGGAGGTTAGAAATATGGTATCATTTAATTTTGCGGCACAAAAAAGGGCGGTAACAATAAATGATTACAATTCTCTATTAAGGACGATGCCAAGTAAATACGGAGCACCCGCTAAAGTTTCGATAACCGAACAAGATAATAAGATTAAAATACAGATACTTTCTTATGATAATAACGGTAAATTAACTAATACTGTTTCACAAACATTAAAACAGAACATTGCGAATTACCTATCAAACTATCGTATGATAAATGACTACATATCTGTATTAAGTGCTCAAGTGATTGATTTAGAGTTTGAAATCTCAGTACAAGTAGAATCAACAGAAAACCAAGGGGAAGTCATAACGAACATAGTTAATACGATAGAAGACTATATGTCACCACAAAACACAACGATGGGGCAAAATGTAAATATTTCTAATATTAGAAGATTAGTTCAAGATACTCCAGGTGTAATTACAGTTGCGGATATAAAAGTATTCAATAAAACAGGAGGTTTATACTCATCTTCTGAAACTTCACAAGAATATAGCGATATTGACACTAAACAAATATCTTTAATTGATGAAACTATCTACGCCGAGCCAAATCAAATATATCAAATAAGATTTCCTGAAAAAGACATTAAAGTCAGTATAAAAAATATCAGGACAGTGTCGATAGTATAATTTTAAAAAGATACACTTTTATTGTAATAGATATAAATTTAAGGTAAATAACTATTTATCTTAAAAGAAAAACGTATGTCAAAATCATATAGATTTAAAACCAACATAGGAGTTGACAGAGAAGTAAGGATTGATATTGAACAAGATTTTGATTTTTTAGAGATTCTATCTTTAAAATTAAGACAAAACGATTTATATACTAGATTTTGTGCGGACTATGGTGTAGTGGCCGGTAGAGTCGTTGCGAATGGAGGACTCGGAATACCAAACGTTAGTATTTCTATTTTCGTTCCAATAAGTGAGATTGATGAAAATGACCCTATAATATCGACATTATACCCGTATAAAACACCATACGATAAAAATGAAGATAACTATAGATACAATTTATTACCATATGTTCAGGAATATGGAGGACACACACCCACAGGAACATTTCCAACTAGAGAAGATGTTTTAACAAGAAAAGAAGTATTAGAAGTATATGAAAAATATTATAAATACACTGTAAGAACAAACGAATCGGGTGATTTTATGATAGTCGGAGTACCATTAGGTCAACAAAAATTGGTGATGGATTTAGACCTTTCTAATATAGGCCCGTTTTCACTAAGACCTAGTGATTTAATTAGAATGGGGATGGGGGTGCCTGACGAATTTAACGGACAACTATTTAAATCTTCTGAAGACTTAAATAGTTTACCACAGATTTTAAATAATGTTGTTGATATTGATGTGACACCATTTTGGGGTCAGGACGATTTATGTAATGTAGGTATAACTAGGTTTGATTTTGATTTAAGAGAAATGGGTGTCGATATAACTCCGCACGCAATTTTTATGGGCTCCATATTCTCAAGTAACGAAGAAGATTATTTAAAAAGTAGATGTAAACCAAAGAAAGATATGGGTAGGCTATGTGGACTTACCACAGGGCCTGGTGCGATTCTATCGATTAGACAAACAATAGATACAGATGAAAATGGAGACCCTATCTTAGAAGAATATAAATTTGAAGAAGGTGGTAATATTATAGACGAAAATGGGGTATGGTTAACAGAATTACCTATGAATTTAGACTATGTAGTTACAAATGAATTTGGAGAACAAGTTTTATCTAATGACCCTACAGTTGGTGTCCCAACATCAGGAAAATATAGGTTTAGAATAAAATGGCAAAATGAGGGTACCGCTGACGACAATAGTATATATAGAGCAGACTATTTAGTCCCAAACATTAAAGAACATGGTTGGATGAATGACACCGATATACCAACACAAGAAATTCTAAATAAAAGTTATTCATTTTCTTTAGATTGGTCAGAATACTATGACAAGCAATCTGCAATTAATTGTGAAGATACTTTTTATAAATTTAAATATAATAAAGTTTATACAATTGCGTCAAATATCGATAAAGTAAAGTGGGGTACAAACAGAAGAAGGTTTATAGGTATAAAAGATATTGAAGACACTGAATGTCAATCGGAAGTTAATAAATATCCAATTAACGAA